GGAAGCTAGGGAAATTATAGAAAATACCGAATGGGTATATGCAAATCACAGCGGCTCGGCTCAAGATCTAGACCCAGATAGAACAAAAGATACTATTTTTTGGTACGCATTTCTAAAAGAACATCATGTATTCCATACAAAAATCTTTAATAAAATAAAAGATACATTTAAGAAAAATTTTAAATTATTGGCTATACACACAAATGGTCAAACCTATGGTCTAGATGGCGACTTTCACCAAGATGATCAAGATGATAGACCTTACACGTGTTTAATATATTTTAGTGACATTACACATAAAAATATAAATGAGGTAGGGGGGCACACTTTAGTTAAAACGCAAAATGGAACTGTGTGTATAGAACCATTTTTAAATCGACTTGTTATATTTAAGTCAAATATGTATCACAAAGGTTTGGCACCATCAAAAGAATCAAAGTTACTAAGAATATCCGTGGCATTTAAATTTATAGAATGTTAAAGAAAATTGCACACATAAAGATATGAAGATTCTAGCCATAGATATTGGGTACCACAATATGGGTCTTGTTCTAGCTGAATGTGGAAACGGTCCTAAAATTGATGTGGAGTATATAAAGAAAGTGAGTCTCGAAGATTACAAGTATATTCATTCAAATGACTTTGTAGATCTTATTCCTTTATTTGTAGATGACCACAAATATATTTTTGACGCGGCAGATAGAATACTTATAGAGCGGCAGCCACCCAGTGGATTTACAAATATCGAGATACTTCTACATTACATGTTCAAAGATAAAGTTATTCTTGTTTCACCTGTGAGCATGCACGCGCATTTTGGTATGAGAAATCTAAACTACGACGAACGGAAAGAAAGAACAATTTCTATTGCAAATAAATATTTAAATGGAGATATCCCCTATGAAAGAAAGCATGATATCGCGGATGCGCTATGTATGATAATATATCATAATTTTAGAATATCGGTGCATACATTTGATAAATTTAGGTTTGACGGTTCTCGGCTCTAATAATTTCAAGAGCATTTGCTACTGATTGTAGTGCATCAAATACACTGGCTGCACTACGATTATTGCAACACTTTCTAATATTTTGAATATTGTATTCAAATGACTTCTTCTCATTTTCATGTTTTTCTTCGACTGATTTAATTGCGATGTTAAGTCGTTGAATTTCCGAATCAATATTATTTGTAATAATTTCAATAGCTGTATCCATCTTTGTGATCTCATCTTCATACCAGTCGATGTGTCGTTTGAGAAGATCTCTCTTCACATGAGACTTAGTTCGTTCCATTTGTTTTTCAACCCGGTCAATTTTTTCATCGATAACATTCAAGTTATTCAAGTATTTTTGGTGATGGTATCCCTTCGACTGCTCGAGGGCTTGAATTTGTTGCTTAATGTTATTAATGGTTTCCATTGTGTTCTGTATATTCTTCACTCCAAAACTTTATACCAAGCATACGTTCATGATAGTCTATGATCAATTTTAAAGTGTTTGATCTTAGACCACCAGTTAATTTATCTTTAATGTTTGTTCCTTTGTAAAAGTTATACTCTTTTTGGAGACGTGCCAACTCCACTTCGCGCCAACCGGGCATTTTACTTTGGAGTTTTACCTTTCATAAGCAATCTTAGGTCATTAATAAACATATCAAAGCGACCAAGACGATATTGGACAAGCGCCCACAAAGCAAAAAATACAGTCTTTGTTAAATTATTTATATCGTTATCTTCCATTTTGTATATGGGGCTGACAACACGGTGCATGAATGTTTCTTCCTTATTCTGACCCGTCATATACATCTCCGCCTGTGTAAGAGCACATGTGTCGTCATTAACCGACCAATGATAGAACAAAAATGGTATAAGTATGGAGTAGAACTCCAAGTTCCTGCGGTCGTTGGTAAAAGGAACCACAAGAATACCAATGAGAAACACAAGATGAATCAGGAATATTATGTTCATCTATTATAACATGAGCGCAGAAATTTTTGATGATCAAATGATCAAACGCAAGGAGCTTGAGAACCGACGTGATAGTTGGAACGAGCAACACGAAATTATATTAAAACAGTGGGGTGAAGCCTCTGGATGTTACAGATACATGCACCACAGGGCATTTCTTATGTACAAGCGATTGAGTATGCGTTTTACTTTACCCGTTATTGTGCTATCAACTCTTACTGGTACAGCAAACTTTGCTCAAGAGCAATTTCCTACGTCAGTGCGTAGTTTGGTTCCATCTGTAATTGGTGGTTTAAATCTTATTGCGGGACTTATTGCTACGATCATGCAGTTCCTTAAAATTAATGAATTGATGGAGAATCACAAGGCGGCGGCTCTTTCCTATGGTCTCCTCTCCCGAAATATTCGTCTCACATTGGCTCTTGCGCGTGAAGAGCGGAACTCAGATGGACTTGATTTTGTGAATAACTGTAAGACCGAATATGACCGTCTCATTGAACAATCACCAGCCGTACCAACAACTATCTTGGTTGAATTTGAAAAAGAATATCCTCTCGATAATGTCTTCACAAAACCAGAAATACTTAATGTTCGAGCAATCCCCAAATTAAAACTTCCAGGTTTCACCAACATTGGGAAAGGTGCCAATGTATTAGCTTCTGTGACTAAAGGTGGTCCATTAAGTAAGATTGGGGAGCTTGTAAAGGGGCGAGACGAGTATGTCGAAAGAACAAAGATTCTCGAAGAGATGCAGTCTGAGTTAGATGAAGAGGAAGAACTTAGATCTGTGGTTTCGGAAGAACCGACAGACGTCGAGCAAGGTAGAACAGAAGAATAAGCATTGAAATATTAGTTAAAACACTACAGACAACATATGGTAAAATTTTCTTTCTTAAAGGTTTTACGATACGTTCATGTAGTGCGTCATTTTCGAGCACCAAATCTATGGCTTGATTAGTAAGGTCATCAATGGATTCCTTCATTAAAATAGTTGAACAAAAAAATGTTGAGCCTGTGGATACACTTCACACACAACAAATTGAACTTTTGAAGAAGTATATTAGAGAGCGAAAGAATGTGTTTATTTGTGGAGCCACTGGTGTTGGAAAAACTTATGTACTACAATCAGTTCTTAACGAATCCACCAGTCTTGAAATACAAAGGGAGCATTTGAAAAGTAAATCACCTTTTTTAAGTTTTATTAAAGATACCGCAAAACACACTTTTATCGAGGACTATGATCAAGAATTTAAAAGTCTGATTGAAAGTGTATCAGATGGCAAACGTCTTACACGCGGATCACTTATAGTGACATCTACAAATATGTGTATGTTTCCAAATTTTGAAACTATATTTATACCCAAACACAAACCCGAAAAGATCATGACACTCACAGTTGATAGATCCACAGCTGTCGAAAATGCAGCAATTCGATGTAACGGTAATATTCGCGACTTTTTTTCGTATATTGACGGACATGATCAAAAAGATGTATTCAAAACACCCAAGGAGTTTGTTCATGATATATTATCCGAACCGGGTCCAAATGTAATACACACTTCAATTAACGAACATGGACACATCTGGGATATATTTCAGGAAAATTATTTAGATTCAAAAGGTGTGAATATTGAACATTCTTCTTTGGCGTTTTCAGATGCGGATGTATTTGATAATTTTATGTATCAAAGTGCAGATTGGTCTGTTATGCCATTCTTTGTTTTGAACTCACTTGTCATACCAAAATCATGTATGGGTAAATTACTTGTTAAAGATAAGATTAGACCTGGGAGTTGTTGGACAAAGTATGGCAACTATAAGATGAGAAAACAAAAATACACTGAAATACAAAAAAAGAGTTTAGGTTATCTCAGTATAGAACATCTATGTCTTCTAAAAAAGTATGCCGAAAACGGAAATATAGAACCAATGTTAGAATATTGTTTAACTCCACAAGACTTTGATGTGATGAATCATCTTGCGGTTGGAAATAAGTTAAAACAAAGAGACGTAACGAGAGTAAAGAAAGCATTGAAAAATGCCATCGAACAACGAAGCCGAAAAGATGGCTGAAAGCATTCTCAACTCTCTCATGCCAATAAACAAAGGGAAGATGATGGAAGAAGAAGAACCCGAAGTTACGAAAACTATTGGTAATGAAATCCACTTCTATGGTGAAATTACACCTGAAAACACCCTCGAGTTTGTGGAATCTTTTCGAAAACTTGAGACTCACCTCCTCAAACAAAAAGCCGATCTCATTGGGTATGAACCAGAAATTCGTATTCATATTATGAGTGAAGGAGGTGATATGTTTTCCGGTTTCACACTTAAGAATGTGATTGAAAAGTCTCGGGTCAAGGTTGTAACCATTGCCCAAGGTGCTTGCTGTTCCGCAGCTACGTTCATGTTTTTGGGTGGATCAGAGCGTCGCATGGGTGAAAATGCGTACCTTCTGATTCACCAACTTTCCACAGACTTTTG